TCCAGTATGCGCTCCGAAATACATGATGCCTCCGTAGAATCTCTTATTGGGCATCGTTGCGTAATCAAAAGATTGTATTTTCTTTTTAAGGGCATTGATGCGCCGCCAGTTTTTCACTGCGGATACCCACGGATGATCCTTAGAATTGTCATCAATCCACTTTTGAGACTCTTCGTTTGTTGCAGCCAGACTAGCTGGCGGCTCCAGCCCAACTTCTCTACATGCGTCATTGAATGCTGCTCGACTCAAAAGCGGCCTGTCCCCATTCCAAGGGATTGATTTCTCGACCCGAAACAACTCCTCTTGGATGACCTCCAACTGCACCTTCACCAGCTCAATATCGATAGGCACTCCTGTCTGAACGATCTCCCTGTTGAGCTTGCTTATTTTCCGTTCTATTTCTGGCCACTGCCTACTGTGTTTGAGCCAGAGCTTTAGACAAAGTTCCGAGTCCTTGAGGGCATATTCCAGAACTTCCTTTTGAAGTTCAGGCTTCATCTTTTCCCACCGCTTACCGGACATACGGTCACGGGTGGTTTTGACAACTGGCTCGCCTAGCGATTCTTCTGCCGCCCCTTTAAGTGACCGAGGCAACCTGCAATACGCTGCCATATCCGCTGTGCAATACCATGCGTGCGGCGTGACCTCCGGCCACCACTCTTGCTTAACTCCATATAGATATAGGGTCTCATCGAAAGATGCGTTATGTGAAAGGACAATATTACCGTTAAGCAGATCCCATTGAAAGAAATCAGGATGCCCGACAAACTTTGTCCCATCTGTCCCGACTACTGAAACCATGTAGGCTTCAAAGTCTGGGTGTGAAAAATAACCTAAAGATCCGAGGTTCTTTATCGAGCAGGTCTTGTCGTAGTATGTCTCAAAGTCTAATGCGTAAATATCCACGGGCACAAAAAACCCCACTCCCGCCTATCACGGATCAGGAGTGGGGTTAGGTAGCGGGTGTGTGAAGCAAGGTTTTTTTTGAGCAAAAAAGCACCACACACCCAAAGTTTCACTCCTCGAACTTAACGAAGGGTTGATTGAGAGGATCCGTCTCATCCACCACAGCAGGTTCAGCAAAGCTATACTGAGTCTGCTCGGGGGTGTGCTTGAGTCCAAGCTCAAACGTCTCCTTCATCACCACAAGGTTGATCTTTGCGGTTTCTGCCGTTTCGATCTGTGTCTCAAGCTCGTTGATTGCTAAAGCTAATTTGTGAATTTCTTCTTTAATTAGCTCAACACGCGGGTCGGGTTCAGCAACCACGCCACCAGCCTCAAACTCCTTCTTGCGTTTTTTCTTAGCCATCAGGTTGATTAGCTTGTGCGAAACCTATCGACCCAATCAATTACATCTTGAGGCACCTTGTCTTCCGTATCTGACAACGAAAGACTTGGAGTGTAGTAAGTAATACCACTTGATATTTTAATCGGAGTAAAATCCCAAAACACGCTATAGATTGGCTCATCTTGTCTTGTGCTCTCATGTGTAATAAGACGCTTGTATGTGTTTCTATAAGCGAGCTTTTTAACCATGATTGTTCCAATCGCATATTGACTGTCCCCAATTTTAAATGGGAAAGCACTGGACCCTTTTGCATCTTCCGGTTGAGGGAAAATTACTGTTACGTTAGCAAACTCAATCAGAGAGAATTCTGACTCCTTTTTGAGTTTTTCTACTTCTGCATCTGTGTAAACAGCCCTAGAAGGATCAGGGTGTCCAAAAGGTTTATCCTCCCGCATCCCCTTTACGTGAGCCATCGGGATACACCTGACAGAGACATCTACTTCAGTCAAAATGTGCCGTTTATCAATGACAAGGCTTCCAACTGGAGCGTCAATCTCAGACGTTCCCTGCACAACATTCAGCAGTGGAATATCAATATCTCGCGCAGTGGGGGCAAGACCACCAACAAGTGGGCGAACCATTTCGTTGGGAACTTCTTCTTCAATGACGGCAACTTCTTTTTTACTCATGACAATATTTCTTATTATTACTTCTCCGAAAGAGTCCATCTCTCTGGAGTGCGGGTGATAATGTCTTGATCCTCACAAGCGTCAAGAAATTCTTCCACATTTTTCCCCTTGCCCTGTTTTTTAGCTACGATCTTAGAAATCTTTGTGACGCTCAGTGACGCTTCTGCGAGAAGATCCTGTTCAGTTATTCCGTGTTGTTTGGCTAAGTCAATGAGTCCTTGATTGTCGGCTACCTTTCGTGACGAACCCATAGATCGCAAAGTGAACTTGTCGTATTCAGTCCCTTCCTTTGCGACTTCAATCGCCTTCTTGCGAATGGTGTCTGCCCACTTTGACAACACTGCGCTGACTGCAAACATCTTCTCAAGCTCTACAGGGTCATCGACTTTACCCACATCAAATTGTGGTAAGTTTTCATCAAGCTGTTCCGCAACTTGCTTTGCCAACCCACCGAGCGCAGGGCACACTTCTTCGTGGCGGCAAAAACTACAAACAGCAGTAGGCTTGAGTGCTTTTCTTTCTGGTGTCCCTTCCTTCCATTTTGGTCGTGAGATTTGTGCGGACTTAATTACTCCAGTGATCGCCGCTTGCAAAGCAAGAGTGTCCTTCCGTTTAAAGGTGTGGTGGAGGGTGACCGATCTCTGCGGAACGTAGAACACAAACGTGATCTGCGTAAGATCTGGGAATCGTTGGAACGCACCGATTGTGTATGCCCAAGCTTGCCAGTTGCATTCGGGTGAATCAATTTTTGACACCCCCGTTTTGTAGTCAGCCATTACCGCTGTTCCGTTATCAAAGATTGTTAGACGGTCGCAAGTTCCCCATGTAAGGACGCCATCGTTTAGTTGAATATCCAACGCTATCTCCATGTGATCTTCGGCTACTTTATCGCGTCCCTTTGCAATTTTCAGAAACTCGTCCTCTTCCTCTACGATCTGCTGATAGATGTCTACTTCATCTGCACCTCTCAGTTCAGACGGGTCACGAATCTCTAAAGCCTCATGAATGCGAGTCCCTTTTTCAGCGGCATACGATGTCCCATCCTTGCCGTGATAGCCACTACAGGTGGCTAAATACTTAAGTGCTGACGGGGAGAACTCAGCATGATCTCGGTCTGCATGTTGGGGTTGCATGTTCCCATTTTACAAAATCTTTGCACGCTTAGTCAAACAGTAACGAGCGATCAGGAAAGCATCAATCATCCCATCATCTGGAGTTCTACATCGTTTATTACGTAGCCAATTCTCGTCTGGAGCCAGTGTTTGAGCCGTATGTAAAGCCGCTTGTTTACTTTTGCCTTTAGCAACATGCCCTAACATTTGCTTCTGCCACTTGTGAACGGATACTCTGTTGACCTTGTATCCGCAGCACTCGGCCATGCCCATAAGCTTTCCAAAACTCAGTGCCATTGATCGGACTGCTTGAGAACTTTTTGCAAACCCAAGTGGCTCTTCCACAGCAAGAAGAAAGTTTGAGTTAAGCGAAGCCAGCCAAGCTTTGATCTTTGCTGAATCAATCTCCGTTTTCTTTGATCGATGCATCGTAGGCATAGAACACTTGGCAAGAATCTTCCCATCTGGCTCAGATATAGCACAGAGACCTCCTTTTAAACCGTTGTCGATTCCTACAATCAAAGAACGTGTGCTGAAATAATTATCCCGTCTCCATGAGCGGGTGTAAAATAGTCGTAACCTTTGTTAAGGGACTTCAAGTAAAACACATCCCTCGTTGTTTTTGGAACAACACGATAGAAGCGGCCTACTCTTTCTTGAATGACAAAAGAAAATTCGTTCTTGGTGCTACTATCTTTACGCACAAGAACTTTTGGGTTGTGCTCGACAACTCTATTTTGGAATAGGTCATTCATCGATGATACTGGTATCAAGAAAGCATGGTGTATCTGGACCTAAATCTGTCCGCATCAACTCTTGCAAAGCCATGTCAGCTTGTGCTTCTGTGAGTCCGTGTTTTTTCTTGAGCAACGCAATCGTCATACTTGACGAGTAGCACGCAATAGATGGGTTTTGTGGGTGCTCAACAACTCCGAGAAGCGCCTCTTTTAGTTCAGCAAATAAGACCAGTGTTCTCGTTGATTCATCGGTTTCATCGCCCCCACTTAAATCTAGCTCAACTCCTATTTGCCGAGTGGCATAAGGGTCGTCGAGTGGGTCGTAATTAAAACTATCTGAATCAAAGTTGTTGATCATTAGGTTCGATATCAATTATTGGTTGCACGCTTCCCCCACCCTTATCTGCTTTTGAATTATTTAGGATTGAGATGTCGATTTGCATTTTGCTGTTGCCTCCTGATTTTGCACCGAGGCCAAGACTGCGCCTTATTATCTGATCCAGTTGGTCCAGATCTTTGACCGTCTTCGGTCCACGCAGGTTTTTGATATTATCGCGCATGAGTTTGATCCCTTGAGCTGCGATGTAATGCTGATACTGTTCAGCCGGTGTCGCTTGATTCTCTGCAATCTCCAAGATTGTTTTATCCTCTTCGGTGCGAGCGTCATGCTGGGCACTTAGGATAGCTTCTCTTGTCCGCTTATCTAAGTTGTCCTCTAAGTCTTTAGCTAGTTCATCGGCATCAAACTCAATGTTAGCTTCGGGACTAACTTCTACAGGCTTTTCGTAAGCCATGTTTTTTTCTTTCTTTCGTGGTGGGAGACCTAGTTTTTTAAACCACCTGCGAACTGTCCCTGAGTGAACACCCAGTTCCTTTGCAATGGCCACAGTCTTCCAGTCAGCGTTATACATTTTTAACGCTCTTTCTTGCAGGGTCTCTTTGGGTTTGTCAGACAACACAGTTTTTACTAAATTACTTAAGTAGTATGGCGAAGAAGAAGCGGTCCTTCAAGACGATACTGGAGCCACGCATTGACCCAAAGACCAAGAAGATGGATGTTGGGGGTTTGTTGATACCCCCAACGAGTCTCTTGACAGGGTTATTGTATGGTTTCGCAAACCATGATGCCCCACGCGCAAAGGAGTTTTACTTTTGGCGTGTGTGCGATGAGCTTTGGAACAACGCAGACTTACCAGAAAAGCTTATGGTCAAGCACCCGTGGGCTGAAAAAATGATACGGGCTGCAATTAAAAATAAATACTTGTCTATTGGTGGGTCGGCCTCGTCAGGAAAAAGTCACACGATGGCTGCGTGGGGTATTGTCAACTGGCTATCGCAACCACAGGACACTCTTGTTCTGATGACATCCACCACTTTGCGAGAAGCAAGGAAACGGATATGGGGTTCTGTAATGACGCTGCTTACGGTTATTGAAGGAGCACCAATAAAGATAAGGGACTCAATAGGTAACGCTAGTTACGTTAATGAAAGTGGGACACTTATTGAGCGAGCAGGTCTTTCGCTGGTAGCTGCTGAGAAAGCAAGGACGCGAGAAGCGACCAATAAGCTTATTGGTATAAAACAAAA